ATGAGAAGATGGATGGAGTGCCATAATTTTGTCGGCGGGTATTTTACCCTGGAAGTTACCGGAAATGAGGGAATCATCAAGGACGGTTCCGGGGATACCCTTAGACTGACTTATGATAGCGAGACAAAAATTGTAAATGCAGAGTAGGAGGAAAGAATTGTGTGCAGATTTAAAAGCGGCGTAATCCTCAAAAACAAAGTAGTGGTTGCGCCAGGAGAAAACGACAGCCACGGCAACTTGCTGGAGTCCTTGGGAGTTGAGGACAGCTACATCAACGCAACAAAGGTATTTGTCAGGGCTGAGCTGATTCCGGAAGATGATGAATGGTGGGTAAGCCCAGAGGAACACCCAGAGAAATGGAACTTTGTGGTCGATCAGGACATTACCCCAGATTGGTTCGACAAGGCCGAATCTGAAAAGGCATTCCGGGAGGCTGTATGTGCATGGTGGAAAGAACATGTACTGGTAGATCAGAAGATCGACGAGCTGAACAGCGGATTCTATCGTCTGAAGCGGTGCGAAGTTAAGAAGCTGTGTAATGATGTGAGGGTTCTGTTGGACAACTCCCAGGTCGGCGAGATGCGGGGCAGCTCCCAGGTCGGCAAGATGTTGGACAGCTCCCAGGTCGGCGAGATGTATAGCAGCTCCACCGCAAGGGATTTTAAAAATTACCCCCTGGTAAAAATTTTGATTCCAAAAGAGGGGAATTTTGAGATGATGGTACATAAAGCAGAGGAGGTGGAATCATGAGAAAGTTAATGAGGTCTGTTGCCAGGGCTAACATGAAAAGACTTGGAATCTCACAGCCCTGTAAAAACAAGACTGGCATGAGCTATTTCGCCCAGTTCTGGCGGCAGTATGTATAAGTAATCCCCGGCGGTGCTGGAACACCCCAGGGCATGGCAACCAACTGGTTAGGAGCTGATTGCAGGATTATATTACCATATTTTCCTGCAAATGGCAAGTATATTTCGAACATTTGTTTGCGATATTGGAGGAATTTATGGACATTGACAACAAAAATCCGTCATGGGAAAAGATGATAAATCTGTGCGCCGTCCTCATGTCGGAGAATGAGCAGTATAAAAATGGCTGGGCGATGGAGATGGCCACGCAAGCCAAGCAGAATGCGCGGCGGTGGTTTATTGCCTGGGTGATTACTCTGGGGGCTTTGATTGGGACTAATGCGGCATGGATACACGCTGCAAGCGGTTACGATTATGTTTCCCAGGACGGCGAAGGGCAAAATTATTACAACGCAGACATCGGAGGAGATGTGATGAATGGGTCAGAGGGTCCGCAGAAAAAAGGACAGGAGTAAAAGAAAGGGGACAGCAGTTAAGAAAAGAAAGAGGTGATACATAGTGGAGTACCCGAAACCAGTCATGAAGATGTCGGAACTCAAAAAGATGGGGTTTCCGGAAGAGTACTTATTGTATGCATTCCGAAGTAAAAACCAAAGGTTTGCCAGCCGGATGAATCCAACCAAAAATAAGAGCACCATCATCTTTGATACGGCGGGATTTGAGGCTTGGAGACTTAAAGATATTAAGGCACAAGTTCAGGCAATGCCGAGGGGAGGGTGATGGGATGCACAGTTATCAGTACGTCCCCTTCCCGAAGCTTCGCAGACAGTACAGGAGGGAAAAGGAACTTAAGGAAACCATCCTATCATCGTTCCTGATGATTTCCGTAACATTGTTTTTTACACTGCTATATCTATTTTTGTAAGAGGAGGTGATGGTCTTGGAAACAGCGAATCTTGTGCTTGTGCTCATACTTTTTTCAATACCGATTTTACTTAGCTGGGCAATCATATTTTCGTTTGGACGTAAAATAAATCTTCTCAGCAGGCGCATTAAAAGCATTTCGCAGAGGCTGGAGAGATTGGAAAGACGGAGGGAAAGAGAGTGAGCCGGAGAAGGAATGGGACGAACCGGGCAGGAGCCGCCCTGGGGCTTAGCATGTATGGTCCCACGAACACAGGAAAAAGAAAACGCCCCAAGGGAGCAGCAACTCCCATTGAGGCAATTACAAAATCAATCAATGCTAGGATATCAGAAAACGGAGGAAAAATCAATGGGTGAAAGAGAAATGATGGTTGATGTTGTCGCTATCAGCACCAAGGAATATAAAAAGATGGCGGAGGCGCAGGTTCGGATTGACATATTTTCCGATTTTGTAAACAAGGAGAGTTACAGCATAAGCAGAGCTGAATGCGCAAGGTACTTGGGATTTGAGTTAGAAGAGGAGAAGAAAGAGTGAGTGGATACATAGGCATCGGGCCGGAGGAGGGAATATTTATTCCGGAGAATGTAGCGTTCGAATATGCTCTGGAACGGTGCCTCCACGGCTCTGAAGACGACCAGAATGAGTTTCAGGAGATGCTGGTGGAGTGGTTTTATTCCGGGAATTGGATAAAGGAGGACAATGCAGAGGATTGAGATCATAGCGTCGGCCATCACTAAAGAAGAGCAGCTTGACATCGCCAGGCTGCTGGTGAAGGCCGGGTATACGGTGAGCATCACCGCAGGAAAGACGGTAAATGGAAAAGGCAGAAGATACATCAATTATGAGAGAGTGGAGGATAGTCAGAATGGCAAATGAAGTTACGCAGGTTCAAAATTTAGGAATTACTGCTTATTTGAACCGAGATGATGTTAAGAGACAGCTTAACCAAGCGGTTGGAAAGAACGTCACCCGGTTTGTTTCTTCGGTGGTGTCGGCGGTAACGGCAAACCAAGGACTGCAAAAGTGTTCCAACGCTTCCATTTTGTCTGGGGCGCTGCTAGGGGAGTCTTTAAATCTCTCCCCCTCCCCGCAGCTTGGCCACTATTATCTGGTTCCGTATAGCAACAAAAATGAAGAGTTTCCAATTGCGCAGTTTCAAATGGGGTATAAGGGATACATTCAGCTCGCGATTCGTTCCGGCCAATATAAGAAGATGAATGTAATTTCCGTTAAGAAGGGAGAACTTGTGAGGTTCGACCCTCTTAATGAGGAGATTGAGGTAAAGCTGATTGAGGACGAAGAGGAACGGGAGAGGGCAAAGACGGTTGGCTATTATGCCATGTTTGAGTACATAAATGGATTCCGGAAGGCTATGTACTGGAGTAAGGCAAAGATGGTTTCTCATGCTGATCGTTACAGTCAGGCTTTTTATAAAGATGCCAAGGACTTTTATAAAAAGGATTTCAAAAGTGGGAAAAAAGAATTGTGTCATAGAGTATCATTTTCGGATTATGAGGATGGTAATTACCCAGAGAAGGACTCCTGGATGTATTCCAGTTTTTGGTACAAGGATTTTGATGCTATGGCTTATAAGACCATGCTTCGCCAGTTAATCAGCAAGTGGGGAATCATGAGCATCGAGATCCAGAAAGCGTTTGATTTTGACATGTCGGCTGTGGAGTCTGATGGCGGAAAAAGGTATATTGACAATGAGCCAGAGCCAGAAGTGTTTAATCCCTATGAGAAAGCAGAAGAAAAGTCCCAGGAGGATTTGGAGGGACAACAGCAGATGACCTTTGTACCAGAGCGGGACATCCCGCAGGATGGTCCGTTTGCGTAAGGAGAGCCAATGGAACTAAATCAGGAAAATTACTACGGACAAGCGGCTAATCAACGATATTTCAGTGTAAGCCAGTATAAGGACTTTATGAAATGTGAAGCCGCTGCTCTTGCCAGAATCCGGGGGGAGTATAACCCTCCCCCCACAAGACCCATGCTGGTGGGGAGCTTTGTGGACGCATGGGCCGAGGGGGCGCTGGATGTTTTCAAACATGAAAATCCGGCAATATTCACCCGTAAAAGCGAATTAAAAGCAGAGTTCCGCAAGGCCAATGAGATAATCGAGAGAATCAAGGCCGACCCACTCTTTATGCAGTTTCTGTCCGGGGAGAAGCAGAAGATTTTAACTTTCGATATGTTCGGTGTACCTTGGAAAATGAAAATGGATAGTTTTTCAGAAGGAATTTGCATCACAGATTTAAAGGTAGTGCAGAATTTTCGGAATCTTCCCCTCTGGCGGTATGACCTGCAGGGCGCGGTCTATCAGAAAGGCGCGGAGATTTGTGGATACAGCCTTCTCCCATTTTATCTGGCGGTCGCTACAAAGGAACGAGTTCCAAACCTCGACATCTTCCAGATACCGCAGGTGACGCTTGATATGGCGCTCCGGGAGATTGAGGCGAACATTGAACACTATGCAGATGTGAAACGCGGGATTGTGGAGCCGGAGTATTGCGGCGCGTGTGACTATTGCAAGAGTGTGAAGCAGGCCAAGATAAGAAATTACAATGAATTATTGGAGGTATAAATGAAACTGATTAAGATTTTTACCGACCGCATTCAGTTAAAGACAAACGATGCAGAGTTTGGCAACATCCGCATCAATGACCTGCTATCTGTATCTGATGGTGATGTGGAGCTGGTGGCGTCGGTTAATTCTCTGACAGATACAGATGTTGAGTCCGGGATTGATGAAGATGATTATATTCTTGATCCAGTGAGCATGAAAGTGGTTGAGTGTAGCATTATCGGAAGCGTGGTGAATGGCAAGTTTGTGAAATCTATAGACCATTATCCGACTACAGATGTTGTGATAACAATGTTTGACTCCCGTATGTTTGCTCTTATGCTGGAGGACAGCTGCCAAGGGAAGATTGGCATAGGACAGTATGTAAACAGCAGATGCCTTGCGTATCTGGACGGAAACAAGCTTTTCCAGCGTCACTCCTGTATTGTTGGCAACACCGGATCCGGAAAGTCAGAGACCCTTGCCAAAATCCTGGAGGAAACATCACAGCTGCCAGGAGCCAACATCATTCTGTTTGACATCCATGGTGAGTACAGCAGACTTTCCTATGCGGACAATATTAAGATCGGGGATGATTTCCCGTTTCCGGTGTGGTTGTTCGGGTTTCAGGATATGGCATCAAACATCTTAAAGATTAAAGAGGAATCCGCAACCGTGGTTATGTCCGCACTGCGAAAGTGTTACAAGATGTGCTGCCCAGGAGGAAATGAAGGAAAGGCATTCAATTTTTCCTATGACAGCATTATGGAAGAAATGGACAGGCTGGACAACGAAACCATCCTTGATGGGTATTTTAAAAACGGGGAACCCAAAATCAAAAACGGTGAGTTTTATGGAAAACTCACCAACGTGGTCAACCTCATGAGGGCCAGGAGGCATGATGCAAGATACTCATTCCTGTTTGGTAAACACTCCCAGGATTGCTTAAGCAGCCTTATAAACCGTCTCATGGGCGGCGATAAGCCCGTAAAAAATATTGACCTGTCAGAGATACCCCATGATGTGGCAATCCCGATCATCGGGGCAATTACAAAGCTGGTATTTGACATCCAGCGCACTACCAGCCCAGATTTTAAGCCCATTACCCTGGTGTGTGATGAAGCTCACGTATACATACCGAATAACTTCCAGTTGTCGGCCTCTGAACGGCGCATGGTGGAGGTTTTTGAGAACATAGCAAAGGAAGGCCGTAAGTTTGGAATCACGCTGCTTGTGGCCTCCCAGAGGCCGTCAGAGCTGAATAAGACCATCATGGCCCAGTGCGCAAACTTTGTTGTTGGTAAACTCAATAACGAGAATGATAAGTCCATGCTTAAAGGCGTTTTGTCAGGAGGAAATGAGAGCATCATCGACAGTACCGCAATGTTTTCTCCTGGTGATGTTCTGGTGGTCGGGGACGCCGCCCCGATTCCTCTTAAAATCCATGTGGAGCTGGCAAAGGAGCGTCCGCAGTCCCGGACCATTGATTTCTGGGACGAATGGGGCAGATCGGAGCGTACAACTGATTATTCGGAGCAGGTAAACCGGTATTTGGAAGATTAAGCCTCCATGGTTAATGTGTCACGACATAACCTTTGGATAAATAAAGTTATCAGAAAGAAAGGAGAATTATGGAAAACGTAAATTTGAGAGAACTGGCAAGCGGCGCTGTGCAGGAAAAATTTGAGTAGGCCATGGAAAAGGTGATCAGCAACCTGCAGGATCCCAACACCCCATGGAAGAACAAGCGGGCAATCACCATCCGGATTACGTTCGAGCAGAACGAGGACAGGGACGATGCTACGGTAAATGTCTCCGTAGACACCAAGACAGCTCCTGTAAAACCGATTGCCACACGGATGGCCATTGGAATGGATCTGGAGACTGGGAAGCCATATGCCCAGGAATATGGAAGCCAGGTCCGTGGGCAGATGTCATTTACCGCAAGTCCCCAGATGCCGTCAGAACTGTTGATTGACGGCAAGGTGGTGGATACGTCTACCGGAGAAATCAAAGAAACTGAAAACGTAGTGGATTTTAGAGCCGCAAAGCAGGCATAAGGAGGAAAATTATGGATTTAACAAGAGACGCGTTACAGTACATTGTTGGGATGAAAAAGGCGGAGGTTATCGAGATCAACAGCGAGAGTTACACGGACCGGGATGTGGAAAGAGTGGACATGCAGCTGCGGGCCGCGCCGATCACTATGTGTACCCTGACAAGCTTGCTTGACTACTTAAAGGCTGGGATTGATAAGACAGCGGAGAAGATGCTGGTGCAGGTGACCTCCCCCACATCCGTGCGTGTGCTCTCTATGCTGGACGTTGACAGAAAGAGGGAGTGCCTGGTGGAGGTTTCCGCCTCTGTCCCGGATTTTTCCTACGGGCGTTACATGGATCAGGAGAGTTTCATCATTTCCCTGCAGGCAAAGTTCCTTCCTGGTGATGACCGGGAACTGCTCCTTAAGTTCGCAGGCACGGTAAAGGATGAATCCATTGCGGAATACGGGGATAACGGCGTGACCCAGAAGGCCACGATCAAGACCGGGATTTCCACGGTAGGGGACGCCATCGTACCCAATCCGGTCACCCTGCGCCCGTTTAGGACCTTCGTGGAGGTAGAGCAGCCGGAGAGCAGCTTTGTATTCCGGATGCGCCAGGGAGACGGCAGGGGCGTGGAATGCGCTGTGTATGAGGCAGATGGCGGAGCCTGGAAGAATAAGGCCATGGAGAGCGTCAAGGAATATCTGAAAGAAGGTCTTAAGGCGTTCCCGCAGTACACAGTGATTTCGTAAAAATTTGGGTGCGGAAGACAAATTCTTCCGCACCCAACCATAAAAAGGAGGAGACATGGCTGGTACAGGAGTAGATATATTAATCATGTCAGAGTGGGACCGCGTTACAAAGCACGTCAGGGATGGCCTTAAACGTCTTGGTCACGACATTCCGATAACAGGATACAGTTTTGAGGACAATGTGTCCCTTGGAAAACGGAAACTGGATAAATCTACACAGTAGTAAAGAGAATCAAGCGAAAGGCAGGTGATGGCCTGCGTGGAATATATAACCCTAATCAACCGTTTCTGGGATTCAGCCACGACGAATCCGTTGTCTACAGGGCAGGTGTCGTTATACTTTGCGTTATTGCATGTATGCAACAGGAGCAACTGGACAGAGTGGTTCCAAGCGCCGAATCAAGTGCTTTCCGTACTGACAGGACTTTCGAGGTCAGGAATACTGAAAGCGAGAAACGAGTTGAAGCAAAGAGGGATGATTGATTTCCGGGAAAGAAGCACCAAATCTACCATTTATAAGTTATCCACAATATCCACATTATCCACAGCTATGTCAAATAGTACGCAAGTTAGTACTCAAGTTAGTAATCAAATTGGTGTGCAAAATGGTGTGCAAAAAGGTAATCAAATTGGTGTGCAAAAAAGTGACACAAAAGAAAGATATAGATATAGACAAGATAATAAAAAGAGTATCTCTAACGAGATACCAGAAAAGTGCGCTCAAAATTTGCCTCAGGGGATCCCGCAGGACACCCTTGACCGATACATTGCCAGCATGGAGGCACTTGGGAAGCCTATGACTCCATCAAGCCTTGACATGCTCTTTAAGCGTCTGGAAAAGTTGGCGCCTGGAGATAAAGAGACTCAGACTGCCATCATGGAGCAGACTATCGGAAAGCGATGGCTGGACGTGTATCCGTTAAGGGATGATGGCGGAAAAACTGTAAAATCCAAACCAAACGCATTCCACAACTTTGAGCAGCGGGACACGGATTATAATGCTTTGGTGTTGGAGCGGCTGAATGAAAGATTGCGGGAAGGTGAGGAAACATGAGGGCGGTGATCAAATATCCAGGGAGCAAGTGGAGGCTGGCAAAGTGGATCATCAGTCATTTTCCGGAACATCACAGCTACCTGGAGCCTTATTTCGGCAGCGGGGCGGTGCTGTTTAACAAGCCCCGAAGCAATATCGAGACTGTGAATGACCTGGATGGCAACGTGGTCAATCTGTTTGAGTGGATTAAACATGATCCAGAACGTCTGGCCAGAGAAATCTATTACACCCCTTATGCCAGGAAGGTATACGAAGACGCCTTTGCTTCAGAACCGGAAGACATCCTGCAGAAAGCACTTAACTTTTACATACGTTTGCAGATGGGTCACGGTTTTAGGACGAATGGAGAGCGTGTGGGTTGGAAGAATGATGTGAAAGGCCGGGATAGGGCTTATGCCGCAAAGGATTGGTGTGAGATTCCGGGAAAGATTATGCAGGCGGCGGAACGCCTCCGCGGAGTACAGATTGAGTGCCGGCCGGCAGTGGATGTGATTCGGCGGTTTAACTCTCCTAAAGTGCTTATCTACGCGGATCCGCCCTATATACTCGGTACTAGGCATGGGAAACAGTATCGGTGTGAGATGGATGACAGGGACCATAAGGAGCTTTTGGATGTTTTGCTGGCGCATAAAGGGCCGGTACTGCTTTCCGGGTATGACAGCCCTTTGTACCGGGACCGGCTTCGACATTGGCACAGGGAAGAGGCAGTAAGCTATTCCCAGGCAGCATCCAGGAGAACAGAGATTTTGTGGATGAATTTTGAGCCAGAGGAGCAGATGAGGATGGTGGGGATTGGTTAGAGGTGGCAAGAGACATGGGCTGATTACTGTATGAGGACTGGATTTTATGGCGGAATGAAAATAGTTAAGGGCTGAAGCCCGACAGAAAGGAGCCGGAGCCTCCGGCCGGGGTGACGTGTACACAGGCTTCTTTGGAAAATGAAAGAAATTTATAAAAGTAAAGTTTATACAGAAAGACCTGATTATGCAGATTTTGATGCGCCGGCAAAATTTCAGGCAGTCATTAGTATTATTGCAAGGAGATTAAGGGAGTACCCGAAGGCGATTTGTTCTTATTCCGGAGGATCAGACAGTGATATTTTGATTGACCTGATTGAGAGAACAAGGGACGCGTTTAATTTGCAGCCAGTTAAGTATGTGTTTTTTAATACCGGATTAGAAATGCAGGCAACGAAAGACCATGTTAAATCTATAGCAGAGAAATACGGGGTGGAGATAGAGGAGATTAGGCCGAAGGTAAACATTGTCAATGCCACAAGAAAGTATGGCGTACCGTTCGTGTCGAAGATAATGTCTGCCGGGTTGGAAGGATGGCAGAAGAAGGGGCTTCCCCTGTCGATAGCTGATGAATATGCCCAGGCGGAAGATAAGGAGGCAAAGAGGCAGGAACTGAAAGGGAGATATCCAAAATGCGAGAGCATAATTAATTTTCTTTGCTGCTGTAACTCCGCCGGGGAGCCAAGACCCAATATCCAGCTGGTGATTAATTCCTCAAAATACATGCTGGATTTCATAAGGGAATGTCCGCCGGATTTCCAAATCAGCGCACAGTGCTGTGATTATTGTAAGAAACAGGTAGCACACGAGGCGCAAAAAGCTTATGAAATGATCATCACAGGAGAGCGCCGGGACGAGGGCGGAATGAGGTCCGTTCCGCGGAAAGACAACACTGCACTGTGTTTTACAGAAACCAGTGATGGGCAATACAGGTTAAGGCCGCTTTACTATGTTACAGACAAGGACAAAGCCTGGTACAAAGAGCGGTTTGGAATCAGGTATTCCGATGCATATGAAGTCTACGGCCTTACAAGGACGGGGTGCTGCGGATGCTCGATTTCATACAAAGCAGTTGAGGATCTGGAGCTGATACGCCCATATGAACCAAACGTAGTAAAAGCCGCATGGAACATATTTGGAAAAAGCTATGAATACCGAAAAAAGTATAATGATTACAAGAGTGCCAAGATGATGGAAGAAAAGAAAAAGAAATCAAATATAGACGGACAGATGGAGATGTCGGAATTTTATGATTTGAATGGAAATGTATATGAGGATAGTAATGGAGTTGTAAAGGAGGAGAAATGGCAGATATAAAGATTGTCAAAGGCCATGGACTGGTTTATGAATGCCCGGAGTGTGAAGCAGAGGTGGAACTGGGGCAGACTTACTGCCAGGAGTGCGGGGAAGGGCTTAACTGGAAAGAAGATTATGAGGATATTGGTAGCTTGTGAGGAATCCCAGGCGGTGACAATTGAGTTACGAAAGCTGGGACATGAAGCTTATTCTTGCGATATTGAACCATGTTCCGGCGGTCACCCGGAGTGGCATTTACAGCAGGATGTGACACAGCTTTTGAAAATGAAATGGGATATGATAATTGCGTTTCCACCATGTACATATCTTTCAAACGCCGGGGCAAAGCACTTATGGAAAGACCATGTTTTGAATGAAGAACGGTACATGAAAGGACTTGAAGCAAAGAAATTCTTTATGCAGTTTCTTAATGCGGATTGTCCGAGGATTGCGGTAGAAAATCCAGTATCAAGTAAAATATTTGGTATGCCTCCGCACACGCAGGAAATACAACCCTATCAGTTCGGACACCCGGTACAGAAAAAGACACGCTTATGGTTGCGTGGATTGCCGGAGTTGAAGCCGACAAATGAGGTTGAATATAAATGCAACTGCCACGAGGCAGGAACATGGTTTATGAAAGGCGGCAAAGATAGGCAGAAAAACAGAGCAAAGACATTTCCGGGAGTTGCTAAGGCTATGGCGGAACAATGGGGAGGGGAAATAAAAGGAGGAGATGCGTGAGAGATACCGTAAAAAAGAGTTTTTAAATAACATCATCAATATGTGAGGCAGAGGGCGGCTTGAGGGAGTGATAAAATGAAAACCAGAAAGAAACCTTTCGGGTATGTGTGGTATGGGACATGGGAGGAGGATGAAAAACGAATCCGGGAATATTGCTTTAAGGTTGAAGGATATGACCGGGAGCTGCTGCATCAAATCTGCTGCTGTGTGGCTCCTGGCCTTGGGCCATACATATTCAACGGCTTAACGATTAGGCGGAACGGATATGACATGCAAATGAGAAAGGTTTATATTCCAGCGACCAAAGCGGATTTTTATGGGTATCAGAGAAAAGCGCTGGCGGAATTTTACCGGATGTTGAAATTGTTGGGAAGGTGGAAAGAAGACTAATATGTCAGAAAAAATATCATGCAAAGGAAATGGCCATAAAGACTCTGCTTGTCAATATGACAGCACATGGTTTTGCAATAATCCAAGATGCAAAAGCCCTGTTTTGACATCAACTCTTTTGGGCGCAAGGCCGAGTGGATGTCCAAAGACTGATGAATGGAATCGGAAAGAGAATTGCTAAAATGTGTCACCACTTCTCCACTCTGACCATGATAAAATATAGGTGGGGTGGGGAGTATTTGGAGGTGGGTCAATGGCAAAAGGAAAGTATGAATATTGGCTCACTCATGAAGGGTTGATAAGGCTGGAAGGGTGGGCGCGGGATGGGCTGACTGATGAACAAATAGCAAAAAATATGGGAGTTTCAGCAGCTACTCTGTATAACTGGAAAAAATCCTATTTAGAGATTTTGGAGGCCCTAAAAAAGGGCAAAGAAGTTGTTGATTATGAAGTAGAAAACGCACTTTTAAAAAGGGCACTTGGATACGAATATATTGAAACCAAAACGAAAACAGAGAGTGGAGTTATTACAGAAGTAACCACCACCACAAAGCAGGTTGTACCAGATGTCACAGCCCAGATATTCTGGCTAAAGAACAGAAAACCGGAAACATGGAGAGATAGGCCAGAGGATGAAGAAAAGGTGTCAGAAGGAGTCACAATCATCAACAACATACCAAAACCAGACAGTAGTCGAACTGACTGATATTATCGCTCCATCTTTCTACGCTGTACACTGGGATATTTTGGAAGGGAAACATACATACTATGACCTGTACGGGGGAAGAGGCAGCACAAAGTCCTCTTTCATATCCGTGGAAATAGTATTGGGAATCATGGAAGACCCGGAAGCGAACGCCGTCGTTTTTCGAAAGTATGGTGTGACCCTCCGGGAATCTGTGTATGAGCAGATAGAATGGGCAATAGAGTCACTTGGGGTATCAGAATTGTGGCAGGGATACACCAACCCTATGCGGTTTGTGTATAAACCAACCGGACAGAAGATTGTTTTTCGAGGGCTGGATAAGGCAAAGAAAACAAAGTCTATTAAGGTTGCAAAAGGATATTTTAAATATCTGTGGTTTGAGGAACTAGACGAATTTGCGGGAATCAAAGAGATTAGAACCGTGCAACAATCGGTTCTGCGAGGTGGCAGCAAATTTGTGGTGTTTAAGTCCTTTAACCCGCCGATCAGCCGCAGCAACTGGGCGAATGAGTATGTGGCAGAGCCGAGAGAAAACAGCCTGCGGCATAAAAGCGATTACACGACCGTACCAGTGGAGTGGCTGGGCGAACAGTTTATTGACGATGCCGAACACTTAAAAGCCACAAACGAAAAGGCGTACCGGCATGAATACCTTGGAGAACCGGTAGGGCTTGGAACGAGCATATTTGAGTTTCTGGATATACGTACTATTACAGACGAAGAAATCAACAACATGGAGCGGATATACCAGGGCCAAGACTGGGGTTGGTATCCTGATCCTAAGGCATTTATACGGTGCTATTACAACCACAACACCGAAAAGGTATATTTGTTGGATGAACTTGGAGGATGTAAAATCCGTAACGCAGAAATGGCAAGACAGATCAGTGAAAAAGGATATGATGATTATACTATCAACTGTGGAGCTGACGAACAGGAAAGCATTGTGGACTTTCGGGACGCCGGATTGCCTGCCAGACAGGCCAATGTGGGACCGGGAAGTGTTAGGTATACATTTGAGTGGCTACAGTGCCGGGAATTGGTTATTGACCCGCAGAGGACGCCACGGGCATATAAGGAGATCATCAACTATGAACATGAGGTTGACGTCAATGGGGAGATTATACCGGACTATCCAGACCATGATAACCATTGGATTGACGCCCTTCGCTATGCTACTAGTTCATTGTCAATGAGGAGAGGAAACAGTGCATAAATGGGAATCATATCAACAGTAAAAAGGTGGATAGAAATGGTATTCAGAAGGCAGGCACAGGAAGATTTTAAGGTTGAGCCGGTATCTTCCCCAGAGATGGATTCACTCATTGAGAGGTGCGGGAGAATCTACCAGGGGAAGCCGGACTGGATTATGGACCCGGACAACCACATAAAGACAATCAATTTTGCAAAATCCATATGTTCAGAGACTGCCCGCCTTACAACGCTTGCAATCGGTATTCAGATATCCGGGAGTGCGCGGGCGGTATGGTTACAGGAGCAGGTGAACAAGGTGTACTTCAAAATCCGTGAGTGGGTGGAATATGGGTGCGCCTATGGGACGGTTATCATAAAACCAAATGACAATAGCTTTGACGTATTTACGCCCGGTGATTTTATGATTGTCGACCAGGATAACCTGACCATCAATGGGATTATCTTTTTTGACCACTATACAAAAGATAGAAAATACTATACTCGCTTGGAATACCATCGGTTCGTGGAGGTCCGTGATGGAGATAGAACGTATTACCCTTATTACATATCCAACAAAGCCTATGTGTCAAAAAGTCAAAATGGAAGGGGTGACCCAATACCTCTTAAACAGACAAAATGGGCTGATTTGATGGATGAAACGCCGCCTATCCTGAAGGAGAATGGGGAGCGCCTGGATGGCCCTATGTTTGGGATACTACGGATGCCTGGAGCAAATAACATTGATATTGACTCTCCTTTAGGGCTTCCGGTGTTTACGGATGCCATAGAGGAATTTATGGATTTAGATGTGGCTTACAGCCGTAATTCTGGAGAGATATTCGACAGTGAAAGGATTGTGCTGGCCGATGATCGGCTTATGTATGAGAGCGGAACTAAGGTTAGCAAATTTATCGGAGGTGTCAAAAACGCTGCCGTGAAGATTGCCAGGTATGTTAAAAATGTATTCGGTAATGGCCCGGAGGAGTTTTATCAGGAAATTAACCCGCAGCTTAACACAGAAACCAGAATCACAGGAATTAATTTTTATCTGTCACAAATAGGATATAAATGTGGATTTTCAAATGGATATTTTGTCTTTGACGAAAAGACCGGAATGGTTACGGCAACACAGGTCGAGTCAGACGACCGCCGGACAATACAGCTGATTAAGGATATTCGGGACAAATTGCAATCCTGTCTTGATGCTGCTATATATGCCATGAGTGTGTATTCTGATTTGTATGGATTGTCCCCTGTTGGTACCTATGAGGTTGTATATGATTTTGGAGATATCACATACAACCGAGAAGAGGATCGTGCGAGATGGTGGAATTATGTGATTCAAAAATATATTCCGGCATGGCTGTACTTTGTGAAGTTTGAAGGTATGACGGAGGAAGACGCTAAAAAGCTGACAGAAGAGGCCCAGCCAAAGGAAGAGCCTGGTTTTTTTAAGGAGGAATAATGCTAACCCCTGACTATCTCTCCAAAATCGCTGAAGGCAGCGAGGAAATCGCTTCCCAGCTCCACGAGTACATCATCAGGCAGATCATAGACCGTATGATGATCCGCCTTGGCCGTGGCGACAGTTACCTCCTGACCTCTTCCGATCGCTGGCGCATCCAAATCCTGCAAGATGCCGGATATCTCCTGGAGGACATTACCAAGGAGCTGGCCAGATACACCAAGCTCCAGCAAAGGGAAATCATGGAGGCCATGCAGGATGCCGGAATCAAGGCACTGGCTTATGACCACGCAATCTATGAGGCTGCCGGTCTGTCCCCCCTCCCTCTCTGGGAGTCACCTCATTTGGTCCGCCTTATGGAACGCAATTACAACGCAACCATTGGAGAGTGGAAAAACTATACAAGAACCACCGCAGAGGCCGCCCAGCGGCTTTTTATCAATGAGTGTGACCTTGCCTACCATAAGGTATCAAGCGGCGCTGTGGCATATAATCAGGCTGTCAGAGAAGCACTTGAAAGCATAGTGTCAGAGGGGGTCTACGTACGATATCCCAGCGGCAGGAAAATGACCATAGAGGCGGCAACGGCTATGGTTGTGAGGACCGGGGTGGGCCAGGCCGCCGGGGACATTGCACTTAAGCAAATGGAAGAAATGAATTGGGATATCATCCTTGTGTCTGCCCATGTTGGGGCTAGGACAGGAGATGGGGGACAGAATCCAGGAAACCATTTGTGGTGGCAGGGGCAGTATTACAGCCGGACAGGCAAAGACAAGCGCTTTCCAAACTTTTTTGAAGTGACGGGATACAGTAAGGTGGAAGGGCTCAACGGGCCAAACTGCCGCCACAGCTTCGGGAGCGGCACCGGAGACCAAAGAGACAACCCATACAAGAATATCCAGACTGCTGATAATGTACGAGTGGAGAAGTTAGAGCAGAGGCAGCGGGCCCTTGAACGGCGAATCAGAAAAACCAAACGGGCGGTCATGGGTATGCAGGAAGCGGTGGAGAAATGCGAGGACGATAACCTTAAATTCTCCCTCCAGCAAGACCTTGACCGGAAATCCCATCTGTTGAGTAAGCAAAATAAAGAGTATAACGATTTCTGCCGGGAGAATGATTTAAGGACACAGCCAGAGAGGCTCCAGATTGCACGGTGGAGTCGGAAAGAGGCGGCGAAGGCAGTAGGAGCAGCAAGGAGGTATCAGAGTGCAAAAGGTGGTTAGGACATACCCGGAAAGCTACTCGGTGACTACAGGAAATTTATCCAATTTGTTAAAACAAGGGTATAACGTAGTAATGTGCCATGAAGTTGAAACGGGATACGGTAAAAAATGTCTGGAATACATAGTTGAGAAAAAAGAGGAAAAGGAATGAGTAACATATACCCAATCATTGGAATGGAAAAAGAAAATAAAATAAGAGAGGAATCCGAAAGGTTTTCTGAGCATTTGAAGTGGCTAACCCAACAGGCAGAAGAACGCCATAAGGTAGAAAAGGAATTATCAAGACTAGCCAAAGAAGAGAGAATAATGTCTATTGACACTCTTGAAAATGGAAGTCTGGAGGATAAGGTGAATCTCTTGGCGCGGAAATATTTAACTCAACTAAAACAGGAAGAAGAGAGGGAAGAGAGAATATTTCAGAAGAATATGGAAGCATTAGGGATTTCTTATACAAAAAATCTCAGATATGGATTTTGCCCTCATTGCGGTACAGAAGTCGGAAGAGGTGCAAGTTCCTGCTTTGAATGTGGGGCTATTCTTGATTGGGGCATGATTTCGGAGAAAAACCATGAGTAGATGGCAACCCTACAACCCCAACCCCCACCACAGCCGAACCGGAGATTGCCCTATCCGGGCTATCTGCAAAGCCATAGACAAAGATTGGGAGTATGTGTATGTTGGCTTGTCCCTCTATGGCTTTATGGGCGCCGACATGCCCTCCGCCAATCATATCTGGGGCGAATATCTGGAGCGATGTGGATTTGTGCAGAGGCTTGTGGATAAAAACTTCCGGGTGCATTACACGGTGGAGGATTTCTGCGTTGACCACCCTAAAGGAACATTTGTTCTTGGGTGTGATGGGCATGTGGTGACGGTGGTGGACGGGCTGTATTATGATAGCTGGGATAGCGGCGGAGAGGTTCCAATTTATTATTGGGAGAGGGGATTGCATGGGAAGCATGAGCAAAATGGCAACTAAATGCCAGAATTGTCCTATCAGAGAAATATGTGAAAAAAAGCAAATGGAAGCGGCGGCTTATCTTGCAGAAAGCGCGGCGGCTCCTGCGTCAAGAGAAACAATGCAAATTAATGTTGGAGACATTATGGCAACAGTGTATAAAGATGAAATTAAAAAATCTATATATGCGGAATTGAATAAGCCTTTTTTGTTAAATTATGGAGCGTAACACTATGGACTTAATGGAGTTTGGAAAAGTATTTCTGGAAATCTGTGGAGGCATTACCCTGGTCGGCGGTACCGCAAAAGTAATCTATGACGCTTTAAAGCCTGGCCTGTCCTTAAAAAAACGCGTGGAAGTCCTGGAAAACCACGACAAGAGGGATTATGAGGCTCTGCAGGGGATTGCGGAGCGTGACGCCCTCATCATGGAGGCCCTTATCACCATGCTGGACAGCCAGATCACCGGGAACAACACCGAACAATTAAAAAAAACAAGGGAAAAGCTGATTGCACACTTAGCGCAAAATTAGGGAGTGTAAGTTTGAAAGTTTATGGATTCACTGTGCCACAATTGGAATATTACCGGACTTTCTGCAATTTCTCACCAGAAGAAAGAGAACTCTTTAACCTCCGGGCGGAGGGTAAGAGTCTGGAGGAGTGCGCAGAGATTATGCATCGGGAGAATGTTAAGAAACTAAGTGTGCGAGTGAATAATAAAATGTTACAGGTGACGGATTTAAAGCGAATGAATAAATGGATTGAAAATGTATATTGGAAGAATATTTTAAAGGACCAGGGCTAACACTCCGGGTCCTCGTTTTTGATTTGTTGAAGTTTTTCTATAATCAATTTTTCTGCCCATGCTGGAGGCTTACGTCTTCCAGAATCCCAGCTTTTTACAACATCAAGAGGTATCTCAAAAATTTGGGAGAACTGCACCTGTGTCAACCCAGCGTCTAATCTATGGTCTTTAATCATTTTTAGCCCTCGATTATGCTGGCAAATATATTCGTATCCCCTAAAGCTCTGATATTGCCACTGGAATCAACTTCGATAATGATTTCACTTTCCAATTCTGGCTGGAAACATCCGGCATACAGCACATCAATGATCCCTTCTAAATCTTCCTCTCCAGTCGGGCACTCCCACTTCGAATCAGAAAAATATTTTCTAAGATAATTTGATGTTTCCTCAAAATTCCCCTTAAATACTGCGTTATATAAATCTGACATTTTACCTTCCTCCGTTGTTTTATTTTATGATTATATTATAGTGTACAATGTACACTTTGTCAAGTGTTTTTTGAAACATTTTGGATTCTAAACGGGAACTTTTTGGAACTGTCAAAAGTTTTATTTTTATGCAAGAATAGAGCCATAGAAACGAACGGAGGAGCATATCAGAATGGCATACTCTACCAATCCGGTACTTAATCAGCAAATGGCACAGCTGGAGCAGGAATACGCACAGCGTAAGGCCAATATCATGCAGAGCTTTTACAGCCAGCAGCAGGTAAATAACTGGAATCAGCAAAGCAACCAACCAGTAGCGCCTAAACAAAATATTGATTGGGTATATGTGTCAGGAATTGAGGGCGCAAAAAATCAGATTGTTCAGCCGGGGTGTGAAGTATGGATGATGGATAATAACAACCCATACATCTACTATAAATCTGTCAACAAGGTTGGAAGCCCTGAATTTCACGCATTTTTCATCCAGGAGGTTTCAGAGGCAGACATCAGCCAGCAGACAAGACCGGCAGAGCAACCGCAAATAGACCTGTCTGGATACGTCCAGAGGGACGAATTTGAGCAGTTAAGGGCACAGCTTGACCAGTTAACCAATGTGCAGAAAAAACAGCCTGCAAAGGCAAATAAGGAGGTTGTGAGTGATGGCGAACCCATTAATGGGATTGATGGACAGCAAACAGGAACCAGCAGGAATGCCGGCGCAGGGCGGAAATAGGGTTTCTCAAATGATTGACGAATTTAACCGATTTCGTCAGCAAATGCAGAATGTGAATCCACAGCAAAAAATGAGTGAACTTTTGCAATCTGGAAAGGTGACGCAGCAGCAGATCAATCAGGCCAATCAGATGGCGCAGATGGCACAGGGATTTTTCAAAGGAATGTTTTAAAACGCTACATAACCGTTTGACGGTTTTGTAAATAAATCACATATGGAGGTATATGTTACATGACGGACGGATTAACCGCTTCTGATGTTGCTCTGTTAAGCGGCAACAACAGAAACAACAATTGCGGCTGGGGTGGAGACATGCTGGGAATGCTTGCGCTTTTCTTCCTGTTCTCCATGTTCGGATGGGGTGGCTTCGGTGGCTGGGGTGGTGGCCTTGGCGGAAATGGAGCCGGCGGAGCTATGATGGGTCTTGCAACCCAGGCAGACATCCAGAGAGGATTCGACACCCAGGCCATCGTTGGAAAGCTGGATGGAATCAGCAACGGAATCTGTGATAGCACGTTTGCGGTAACTGGAGCAGTCAATAACCTGGGCACTGTTGTTATGCAGGGATTCAACCAGGCTGAAATTGCCAGATGCAATGGCCAGGCGGCTCTTATGCAGCAGCTCATGACTATGATGTTTAACGCACAGCAGTGTTGCTGTGATATCCGTGGGGATATCAAAGACCTGATGTATGCCGGAGCTAAGAACGCCTGTGATATTATCCAGTCTTCTCACAACGACACAGATCGGGTGATTGCAAGACTGGACGCAATGGAGGCCAACAGACAGGCGGAGCGTATCCATGCGCTGGAGTTGGAAAACCAGAGGCTTGCATTCCAGTCATATCAGAGAGACCAGAATGCCTTTATTGCTGCTAACCAGGAGGCGCAGACGGCGGAGCTTTTACGCAGGCTTGGAAAAGACTACCCGGTCAATGCGGTTGTAGTGCAGCCTAATACTCCCGTGACCTTCCCGACAAATTGTTGTGGACAGTTCAACGGCGGGTGGAATAGCGGATGCGGGAATGCGTGTGGCTCCTGCGGGTGATAAAACTTCATATTGAGGTATCTTTCTAACCGTATGCATTTACATACGTTTTAGGATGTTCGGCAAATAGCCGTTATTACACAGGAGGGTGGGCTTGCTGTGTGCAGTCTGCCCTTTTTGTGATATGGAAGGGAGAATAATTATGATCGAGTTAACAGGAGTGCTCCAGACCGTAGCACCTGGACAGGATGTGCTTTTTAACAATAAGGCCGTGAAAAGCGGTTGTGCAGAGCAGTGGAGAGGTGGAAGTGGACAGGTAGTCCTTACCCAGCCTGGAAGATATCTGGTGACATTCTCCGGGAACATTGCAGTACCGGACGGAGGAACAGTGGGAGAGGTTTCCCTTGGACTTGCACTCCAGGGAGAGGCTATGTACGGCTCTGTTATGCGCGCAACTCCGGGAGCGACAGAGGCATTTTTTAATGTTTCCGCGCAGCACTATGTAGATGTGCCACGGAGCTGTTGCGGCGGCGCTTGCTGCCAGACCGTAACCGTCCAAAATACCGGAGCAGCAGCTGTAAGCGTGGATAACGCAAACATTACGGCTGTTCGGGTAGCGTAAGGAGGTGCAGGACGTGGGAATGAAGGAAAGAGAAAAAGAAAGACTTTGTGAACGTCTTGAAATTGAGGCCGGGAAGATCCTGGATAAGGCGGAACGGTCTGAATTAACTACCGGCGGGCTTGATAGCCTGTTGAAGATTGTCGACATCATGAATAAGCTGGAAAACGAAAAATACTGGGATAAGAAGTGCGAGTATTATGATGCTATCCTTGATGAAATGCAGGGCGGAGAATACAGCGAGCGTGGATATTCTCAGGAAGGCGGGAACTATAGCGAGCGCCGGGACGACCGTGGAAGATATAGCCGTGCGGATGGGCGCATGATGCCGGATTACAACCGCGATTCCTCTTATGCCAATCGAGGGAAGCATTATGTGCGTGGGCACTACAGCCGAAATGATGGACATGACCCGTATATGGACTACATGGATGGGAAGCAGTCTTACCGAAATAGTGGAAAATCAGAGGATTGCAAAAAGCGTATGCTTGCGGCTCTGGAGGACCACATGGAAATGCTGACCCAGGAGATTGGCGATATGTCTAAGGACTCCGAGTGTCGAGAGGAACGGGAGACTATTAAGCGGTATGTGGACAAATTGCGGGATATGATGTAAGAAAATGAATGGCGGTAGGTATTATCCTACCGCCTGCTCTTTATGCCGAGAGTTCGTCTTCGTTTAAAAATTTATTGATAAAATACTGCTGTCCTTTTCCTGTGACCTTCGGAGTCCTGGTTACTGTCACATGTCCATCTGAATGGGTGATTGCAGTTTCCTTTACCTCAAACAGGCCCATTTCCATGCTCTTTTGTGTTGGCATGTTGTAGTCTGTCCCTTTCCTCTTGATAAGATAGCCTTTTTCACGCAACCAAGAGAACAGCCGGTTCTGACCCATATTTACACCGTTCTGTTTCAGTATCTTGGCCAGCTCTCCGACAAGGATAGATGTATCGCTTGCCACTACTGCGTCTGCGAATATGGTTTTTGGCTTGTCCGCCTCTATTTTCTCCTGCTGTTGGGAAATGATCTTATCCCGTTCGGCAATCTTGTTCTTTGCCACCAGCAGGGCTTTTGCCATGAGTTCATCGTCTGATAGTGTTTCCTGGCCTGCTATGTAGCCGCCGTGCTTGCGGATAGAGGGTAGGACTTCACTTGTAACCCAGCGTTTGAACTTCTTTGCAGAGGGTAGCTTGCTGGACATAGAAAGCGAGTATAGGCCGGATTCATTAATAACAACAACCTTCCGATTCTGACCTGAAATCGTGATTTGCGATTCCAGCTTATCGTCATTATCAACATGTTTTTGGATTGCATCTGCCGTATTTGCATATCCAAGAGCCGACGCCACATCTTTCCCGACAAACCACGCTTCTCCCTCAATCTCCACAGTCCTCACAGAGCCAAACTCCGGGTTCTCAAAAATCTTTAATTCATTTGCCATTCATCATACCTCCGTTTAAATCAATTTTTCCGTTTGACAGACATTTGCAAGCATAGCCAAAACCTGCAATAAAAGCATTCTTCTCAATCATCCAAACGCGCTCGTTGATTGCAAATTCAAGGTCTGTGGCTATCTTCTCATTAAGAAAGTTGTAAATCTTTTCTACTGTCTCTCCGTAGTCTCCCCAGTCAATTTCCTCAATATTGTGGGAATTTCTCCATTGCTCATAAATCATTCCTGCAAATTCGTTCATGGTTTTATCTCCTTTTTGAAAAATTTCTTGATTTCCCATAGGGAGAATGGTATGATAAACATAGCTATCCCCCATTATGGGATGGTGTTGTTTAGAAGGTTCCGAGCTTTGGTCGGTGGGGAACCTTCTATTCTTTTAGCTCGGCGTATACTTTTCTTATTCCATCGCGGATAATTTCTGCCTTTGTTTTCCCTGTCTTTTCCACGCAATAGTCAAGAATCATGATATCTTCTTCAGACATGCGTATTTTCGTTTGAAATACCTTCGGGTCATCTGTCAATTTTCCTCTGGGCAATATATTACCTCCTCTCTTTTTTATGGGTACACATTGATTATATAACTTGTGTACCCATATGTCAAGGAAAATATTTCTATTATTTTTGAACTATTACACCACCTATATTCTACCAGATATTCGCCGGGGAAGCGGTATCACATTGGCGTGTGGCTTTAAATGTGTCACCACTTTATCCTTTCATATCTGATAAAATAAGATAAAAGGAGAAGATAGTATGGTAAAAGACAACTGGGTATACTGCCCAATCTGCCACAACAAAACACGAACAAAAATCAGGCCGGATACAGAGGCGGTGAATTTGCCTGTATTCTGCCCGGTGTGTAAAAACTCTTCGGTGATGGATATTAAAAAAGGAGAGGCTTATCGTTCGGAAACATTTAAACCATAATATCAGAGCCAGACGCTTGACGCAGTGCCAGACATACCGCAGAAATGCGGCGTGCCTGGCTTTTCTATATTTTGAGCCATTTACCCCTCCTTTCTTAGCGACACGTAGCTTTAATGGAAGGTTGAAAAAATGCGGTTCGATTCCGTCTGCGTGTCTTTCGGACAATGCCAAGTCCTACAAAATGGCAAACCGTTGGTGGACGGTTACACACCTATAAATAACCTAATAGCGGAAGGAGTTTAACATGAAAACAGAGGATTTGAAGGAGAAAGGTCTGACAGACGAACAGATTAATTTTGTCATGGCTGAGAATGGGAAAGATCTGAAAAAGCTGCAAAAGGAAAATGAAACCCTCACATCTGACCGGGACACCTGGAAAGAAAAGGCTGAAACCGCAGAGGAAACCTTAAAGGGCTTTGAGGGAATCGACCCCACGCAGGTGCAGACGGAGCTGGCCACATGGAAAAGGAAGGCCGAAGATGCGGAAAAAGACCGGGACGCAAAACTTTACGAGCGTGATTTTTCGGATGCCTTAAAGACAGCCTTGGAGGGAATTAAGTTTTCCAGTGAAGCAGCCAAGAAAGCAGTTATGGCAGACATCAAAGAGGCTGGCCTGAAGCTGAAGGACGGCAAAATCTTAGGACTCAACGACCTGATCTCCCAAATGAAAGAGAAGGACGCCTCTGCATTTGTTGACGAAGCACAGCAGCAGGCGCAGCAGAACGCGGCGAGGTTTACGGCTCCGAGAGGGCAGCAGACTCCGCCAGGAAGCATGACAAAGGAAGATATTATGGCAATCAAGGATCCCAGTGAGCGGCAGGCCAAGATTGCTGAGAATATCGGATTATTCAGGAAAGGATAACAAAATATGGCAGTGATTGAAAATACAACTACCACAGCCCAAATCAAAATGGAGGCAAAGGAAGTTGATTTTATTACCAGGTTTGAACAGAACTGGGAAGCCCTTATGGAAATCCTTGGCATTATGCGTCCGATCAGGAAGCAGCCTGGGACAAAGCTGGTCTCCAGCAAAGCAACCGTGGAATTACAGGACGGGAATGTACCGGAAGGCGATGAGGTTCCATTATCCCAGGCAACGGTTACTCCCGTTGCTTATGAAGATTTGGAGCTTGAAAAATTCCGAAAGAGAGTGACGGCAGAGGCTGTGGCGAAGTTTGGAGCTGCGATTGCTTCGCAAAAAACAGATGATGCTTTTCTTGTAGAGCTCCAGAACAAAGTGCTTGATCGATTCTATGCTTTCGCGCAGACCGGAACCCTGACCGGCTCCTATGCAACATTCCAGATGGCCGTATCTATGGCTGTTACTCTGGTTAAGGACAAGTTTAAGAAAATGCGCCGGGACTACACCAATATTGTGGTCTTCGTGAACACGTTGGATGTAGGAAAGTATCTGGGGGCGGCAGAGATTACCATTCAGACAAAGAATGGAATCGAATATTTTAAGGATTTCCTTGGAGCTTCCACGGTTGTTATCTCCTCTGAAATCCCGGAAAATACCGTTTTGGCTATTCCTGCGGATAATATTGTCCTGTACTACATCGACCCCGGCGACGCAGATTTTTCAGAGATTGGACTGAATTATACCACAGGAAATGGTCAGACCAATCTGATCGGCATCCACAAAGAGGGTGTCTATGGTCGTGTAAGCGGAGATACCCATGCTCTCATGGGAATGAAGCTATTTGCAGAGTTTATCGACGCTATCGCAAATATTAAGGTCGGCGCTGTCTCTGGTACGTCCCTGGGGGAATAACCCCCGCTGCGCTGTCCTCTGGTGACAGCGGGACAAAGGCAAAGAGGACAAGACGGAAGGCGGTGGAGTAGTGGCTTATAC